CCGTTACCGGCTCCTTTTATTCTGCTAAGGTATGTATTGGCAAAAATAGGGTACTGTACCGCCTGTCCCTCAGACCAGCCCGGTGTTCCCCATACGATAGCACCGAATACCTCGTATTCAAGCGGAACCCATAAAGCACCTAAATCCTTCCAGCCCCAGCTTGTGGAATCCGTCAAGGCTCCGGCACTTGAATAACGCTGCTCAAGCAACATTCTCTTGTGTGCAATCTGGTTCTTTACCTTATCAGGAAGATAGCCGTAGAGCGTTTCATCAAGCCACTTTTTCAGGTTGCTTACCATGTACGGATATGGAGATTCAGAGTTGCCATTGTTATTGTTTGTGGTGTTCCACTGGATTGTTTCTGTGAAGCAATCCTTACTGATAAAGTCGATATGATGTCCTACCGGTTGGTCCGTTGTGTTGTAGTAGGTGTCGATACCGGCTACCTGCATATTCACAACCTCTTTATTCATAGTTACCGGAATGTAGTCGCCTACATAGATACCCTCGTAGTTTGCGGCTTTGATTCTTGCACGAATCCACGCCCATTCATCAGAGTATTTTGCAATCTCTGACGCAAATACGGTCACAAGGTTTCTGCCCTTGTAAATCCTGTTATCCTGCTGGTGCAGAATCAGATTGTCGTTTCTGGCTGTTTCATCCTTGATAGGTCTGGAAACGCCGCCTGTTTCAATTCTTGAAATTTCACTTGCCATTTTATAAATCCTCCTTTGGTTTTATTATGCAAATGACAGCGACAATGTTTCGCCGCTGACGCTTGCCATGTCGTTACGGATTGTCAATTTTCCGTTATCAAAATCCGCTGGCAATGCGGAAATGATACTCTCGCTGTCTGAATCGTACACAAAGTTAATCAGGGAACGAAGCAACGCTCTGTTTGAGAGCGTGTTCTGAAAATTCTGAATATCTGCCGCCGTCACATTGTCGGCATGGTTTGTGTCTGTTGGTTCGATAAGTTCTACTGAATCCTTAAATTCAGGCGTGCTTGTCTTGTAGGTTTTCATGCTTTACGCCTCCTTTCTGCCTGTTAGAAAACATCGTCAAGGGTATAGGTCATCTCAATGTCGCCGTCCTTACCCTTTTTCGTGAATGTTTTAATGCAGACAATATCTCCGGCAGAATCGTATAAGCCTATCTCGCTGATATACTCTCCTGCAAGCTCTGATTCCGACAGCGTACACTCGTATCTGCAAGTCGTGTCGTTCGTGAAGCTGTAACCGTCGATAGGTTTACGGAAAAGCTCATGGTTGAGCTTTGTTTGGTTCTCACTTGGAGCTATGACATTGCCGGAGCTGTCAACGCCGCCGGAACCGAACACCATACCGACAATTTTAGGAAGCGTGATAGCTCCTGCCCTTGCCTGTACCAGCTTTTTTCTCGCCGTCTTTGTGATAATCACATTCTTTGCCATGCTTTAGATAGCCTCCTTTCGATTTATTGAATTCATCAACCTTGAGCCGTCCATTTTGAGTGAACCGTCAAAGTATGCCAAATTCCGTCGTGATGTAACTGTCGCATTTCCGAACTCCTCCGGTACCTGTACGGATGTCTTAATTCTTCCTGTTGTCTTAATCTCCTGTCTGGAGTAATTCATCAGGTTTTTACCATTCATCAGGATTGAGCCGTCAAAATACAATGACCGCCAGAAATCAATGCGGAATCCGGCGGTCATTTTCTCGGTATTCATTTGTTCTGATAATGCAACTTTCGCAGTCATGGCAACAACCGCAAGTATAGCGGTCTGCTCTGTCTTGAACTCTCCCTCCCGGTACATGACACCAAGCCGCAGGTCATATTCTCTCTCTGCATTCATCAGGTGTGAGCCGTCCATGATTTCTGAACCGTCAAATAGTCTGGTTCTCCAGAACGGAATCCTTGCGGTTATTCGGATATTCTTCAGGAGCATTTTTTCAAGCTCCCTGTTGTCTATCTCGAATGAGGAATAGTCGTTTACAATGTATGTCGTGTGTGACTGCTTTAACTTTGCCAGCATTTCATGTGCTGCTTTAGAATCCAACGTACCATCTCCGGTAAAATATGCCTTGAAGATGTTCGGGTGCGTTGGCTGGAAATTATAAATACCTGAATCGTGGCAGTCGGCAACAAATACATCAAAGCCGGTTGCATTTTTCAGGTATGTTTCCATTCGATACGGTGTCATAGGGGCTTTATAATCTCGCTTCTGGTATATGAGTTGTCGCCGTTCCTCGTATGAGAGGTTCGTTCTTACCGGAAGCCCCCACTTGATTTCGTGGTACGTAAGCCCCCATGTGGCAGTTTCAGGGAACATCTGGTATTGAAGTTCCTCTGCCAGCTTTCTTGCGTCGTCGTATTCAAGTCCCATGACCTGATACAACCATTTTCCAACATAGGAATTGTCGTAGAATCCCGGCGTTACATAACTCAACATTCTTTTGGCACTTTCACTCGTAGGAAACTGTTCTAAATCGAATTTTTCTCCGTCCATAACTGCCTCCTATTCTGTGAATACCATATCGCCTGTTTCTGGGTATTCTTCCTGTGCAAGTTTAATATTTGTGGTGCCGCCATTCATTGTGAATGTGGCAAAATCCTTTACTCCGCTTATCTCGGACAGCAAAGGTCGAACATCATTGTATCTAAGTAAGCTGTCATTCTTTGCTTTGTCATAGACCAATGCGACAGCCGCCTTGAAGTCTTTCTTTACCTGTTCTAAGTCCGTAGTGCCGTCAAGCGACAATCCGGTACATTCGTAGGTAATCTTTACCGTCGTAGCCGCTACGCAGCTTAATTTCGCACACGCAGTAGGTAATAGCCTTGCTGCTCTGTCGTCTGGAGATACAATGTAGTTGTAAACATCTTTTATCAGCGTTTCATTTGCTGGCTGACCGTTTCTGTCTACCAGAACCAGTTTTACCGTTCCCGGACCGTCAGCGGCAGATACCACAATACAATCTCCGGCACCGGCTTCTTTTGCCCAGCGTACATAATCGCTGTCATTTCCAAGATAGGTCATGCTGTTTGCGTATTCTGCGGCTATTCTGTCGTAGTAGTCGTCGTTGCTCTCTGTTTCTGTGCCGCCTGTGACCGCCTCGTCATTGATAACCTCTGATACGGCTTTATCAGGTTTTGCCATGATACAGATTGTTTTTGCAGCAACATTTGACTGTGTACCGGATTCTACTGCGGTAACGGCTACCGTAACCGTTCCCTCCTCGCTTATCGTACAATCTTCATCAGTTGCAAATTCAAGCGACGGAGAACTGTCTGTTGCAGGTGTGCAAAATACCGTACCGGCTAAAATCTCCGCTCCGGCTGTTCCGGTTATTCTGATATGCCCGGAGGCGTGCTGTGCTTCCTGTCTTGGAAGATGTACCTGCTGACCATGCAAATCCAGCCAGTCATCCCATGCGTACTGCGGAAACGCAATCATCAAGGCTCTTGCCATGTGGTAATTGATGAACTCTGATTTTTCGATAGCCGCTGGCATAGTAAAATCATAGGGGAACCCTCCCGGCATATCGTCTATGTCGTCTGGAAGATTCGCCATCATTCTTTCGTGTATCTCTGCCTCTGTGCTGCCCTGCATAAAATCAGGCTGTATAAATTCAGGTTGTGCCATGTCTACCACCTCCTCAAATGCTTATCCTGAATAATTTATCCCACTCAACGCCCTTTACCAAAAAGGTGCAGTGCATTTCGTCGGCGTTCCATGTGAAACTGAAATCTGTGACATATTCTGTTCGTGGATTGACTTTCAGGGCTTCCGTAAGCGTCCTTTCAACCATTGATTCAACCACTTTCTGATTGTCGGCAGCTAAAGCCTCCTCCAGCTCCGTCCCTATGTCATTTGTATAGGCAAGGCAGGAATACCGCTCCGTCTGTGCAATCTTGAAGCACCAAATCATAAAGCCCTCCTCGCCTGAACATTCCACAATTCTGTACGCTCCGTCCCTGACAAAATCGCCCTTTTCAGCGTCCCATTTTGCAGTCCGCTTGTACTTGATGTCATATTCTGAACTTTCTTCTATGAAATCAGGAACTTCCACGATTTGTAGTGATGTATTCGCCATGCCTGCCTCCTTTCTATGAGCTTACGATAACATCAATAATGACCGCCTCGTTCTGAACCCACGCCACAAGCACCCTGTCTCCGGCTTTTACTACCGGCGGTGCTACCGTATGGCTGTGGTTTCCGGTATTTACCTTTGGTGTCTGATTCTCATGTCCTGAATGACCGCCGCCGGATACGGTAAAGCTCAATCCTCCAACATGGCGGCATATTGAATACTCGCCCTTTGGGATTGATACCGGAAATGTATTTGTTGTCAGGCTGCCATTCGCCTGTATTTCTCCAAAATCTAAAGCAAGAGGGGTTTCCCCCTCTCGTTTCATTCTATCGCATAAGACATTCGCCAGCTTATTTGTACCGGCGTTCTCGTCAAACGACTGTGTATCTGCCATTGTCTACGCCTCCTTAATCAAAAGTGCCGTCATCAACCCAGCCATATACATTGCTGGAACTGTCAGTGTGTATCAGGTGCCATGGGTGGGCTTTTCCTGAACCATTTGCAATCGTTATCTTTGCTTTACCGGCTCTTGCATTGTAGCCCTTTGAACCAGAATAGCTGCTGACATAATGAGTACCGCCATGAAAATTGACAATATCTCCGACTTTATATTCTTTCTTCGATTCTGTCTGATTCTCTTTGACGGTTTCCGTCTTTGCAAGCTCCAGCTCCATTGTCATACTGGAGGTTTCGCAGTCGTGCCGGATTCCATTCACATAATAATAATTGTCTGAAACTCCAGCCATGACATAGACTAAATCCCCTTTCCTGATATATGGCACATCTGGAGCTGATAATGTGATTTGCTCGTCTGGAGAGCCTTTGTCGTCAAGAATCTCCTGTGCGGCTGTCTTTGCGTCATCTAAGGATTCGTCAGAACCTCTGGTGTAAATTCTCTGCCTGATACCATATTTTGTCAGACCGTTCAATGTGGCTTCTACACTTGACTGCCCCTCGTCATCAGCTTTACCTATAACTCGCACTCTGGTTACAAGCTCCGCTGTACTGATTGAGTGGCTGACGGATTTTGTATTGTCCGTCTTGAACACATAAACATCTGTATTGCTTCCACGCTCCACCACATCTGCATATCCTTTCGTTGACCGTATGATATAGGTACCGGCTCCCTTTTTCTTTGCGTCGTCCAGAACATCAAGAATGATGTCCGAACCGTAGGAACTGTTGTATTTGAGCTTTCCATGTGACACATTCGGTCCTGAATATCCGTTTGTCGGAATCTCGTAATCGTCAAACAAGCCTGTTATAATCGACTGTGTTCCGGTTCCTGATGAATAAAACCTGTTATCCTGTGACTTCTGTAAATCATAGAGCTTGTCATAATTCGTACATTTCAGGTCGTCGCTGCTATTCTGCAATGTCGGATTCCATTCGGCTACATATCCTCTGGCTACTTCGTCGTCGTGTACGCCGTCGGTCGCAAATATGCCAACAAGACACCCCGGCTTTATCAGTGATGATAATTTGCCAACGGATGTCTTGTCGTTTCGGACTGTGAATGAGCTTCTAACAGCAATTTCATTTTTGTTTTCTTCCCACCCCAGCCCATGAATGTACTCTTTGATATTGTACTGGTTGCCGCTTTCATCAATAACGGCGGCTCGGTAGGAAATCTTTGATAAATCTATCATGCAATCCCTCCCTTATGCCGCAGGTATTGTGATTGTTGTTCCCGGATAAATCCAGTGTCCATGGTCGGAACCGCTCTTGCGGTGTTTCTTCGCCGCCTCCTCGATAATTGAGGAATTAGTGTCATATATCTTAGTCCACTTCGTACCGCTTCCCAGCTTCTTTGAAGCGATTCCCCAGAGCGTGTCGCCACTCACAATCGTGTAACTGCTTCCTGAACTCTGGCTGTTGTCGTTTCGTGGTGCTGTCTTTTTCACAAATGCAGCAATTTTCAGCTCATTTGTGGTGTAAATCTTCAAATCCTTTGCCTGTGCAAACGATATGGAGTATTTCACATTGCCGTATGCACCGTAAATCTCCGGCTGGAATGAAGAAATTGTGACATCAAGGTTAATCCATGAACCTGTCACAATCAGGTTGAGCCTCGAGCCGTTTTCCTGCCATTCTCTAAGCTGCGCCACGCAAGCGTTAGGTAGCTGATAATAGGCTTTGTTTACGACGCTTTCATTTCTCTTGGAGTATCCGAAAAATTCTCCACTCCATTTAATTTCTGAAACATCAGTACCCTTTGGCACCTTTACGGTGCCTTTGGATATGATGTCGAATGACTGATATTTCGCCCCCAGCGTTCCGCTTATGCTTTCAGGATTCGCCGGGAATGTAAAGGTCTTTCCTGTGCTTACATCTCTAAGCCTTATGATAATTTCCTGTGCCATGCCCTACGCCTCCTTTGCTGTTGGCATATTTGAAAATACCTTTTCCAGACGGTCTGCAATCTCGCCTCCCAGTTCGTCTGCCATAGCTTTCATATTCTTTCTGATGATTGCCATGATGTCATCTTCTGATTTGTCGCCTGAACCCTCAAATACAAATTGAGGCGATACCGACACGCTGACCGGTACCGAAATAATGTTACCTCCGCTCTGCTCTGGCTGCACGCTGACTGGTTCATATACAGTAGGATTGTCCTCTGTGTTATCTCCTGTCGCTTCGTAATTGCCAATAGGAGCGTTTTTAATCGCTTCACTGAACAAATTATAGTCTGTGAGCTTTGAACCTGAATTTGAGCCAGCTACATAACCGCCATCTGCGTGTTCCTGAACGCCCAAAGCAGCACCGGCTTTCTGGTATAAATCAAGTGCGTCTGCCCTGCGGCTCGGATTTGTAGGAATGATGAACTCTCCCCAGCCCTCCTCTGCCAGCCATGACAACTGTGGACCGCCTGATACATAGCCTCCGGCGGCGTGTTTCTTTGGTGTGATGTTGAACGACGAACTCGGGAACATATAACTTGGCATTGTCGGATTTGACACCGAATAATCAAAAGTTACCGTAAGAGGCATTGTCACATTGTAGCCAGCTCCAAACTTTGTAGAAGCTGATGTTTCAACATTGCCTTTGACTATATCAAGTGCCGCATTTACCTTATCCATGTCTGCACCCTCAATAGCTGTCGCTACGCCGTCGCTTAATGAGGTTTTTAGGGCTTCCATGTCCGCCTTAGACAAATCCAGTGTTGAGAGCTGGTCGTATATTGCCTGTGAGTATGGACCGATAAAATCAATGTTCGATACATCAGGCATATACTGCTCCATAAAGGAATTAAGCGTGTCCTCACTATTTGCCTCCTCCAATGCATTATGCAGTGCTTCGGAGTATGAGGTTTTTACGCTCTCAAAGTATTCGCCGTAGTAATCTGACATTTTCTTTTTCATGTCCTCGGAGTTGAGACCGATTGATTCTCCCTCTATCGGTCCTGTAATGCTTTCCATTAGCTCGCTCCAGTCCTCATTTGTTAGAGAATCCCAGTCGATAGCCTCTTTGATTTCTTCGGCTGTCGGTATGGAATCCTTGTAGTTCTGTATAATTTCGTCCTTGACACCCTGTGGTGCCTGTTCTGCTGTTGCCTTTAACTCTGCATAGATGTTTTCAAATGCTGATGTATCTATGCCGTCAAGGTCGAACCATTTCATAACATCTTCCTGCGTCCACGCTGAAACATCTGGTTTTTCAAGCAGTGCAGCGTTCATGGCTGTTTGTAGCTTTTCTGAAAGCGAACCCTCTAAATCTGGCAGGATTCCATTAAGCTGTGTGTCCCACGCTTCCGCTATGGTATCGAGGTTGAAACTCTGCACTCTGACATTCATTTCATTCATTTGTGCAGTGTAGTTCTGTGTTGCTTCCTGAACCGCAGCGTCGTAATCTTCCTGACTGATTGCACCCTCTGAAAGCTGGAGCTTCAAGTTGGTTAAGGTTATCTCCAGTGCTGAATCATAATTTTCAGACCAGCTCTGAACCTGTGCTTTTAATTCCTCCTGCATTTGCGTAAAGGAATCGTATGTTAGCCCAGCACCACTACCGTACTTGATTTTCAAAACATCAAGGCTTGCCTCCTCCTGTGCAGATGATAACTTGCTTGTGATGTCCTGTATCTGCTGTTGCAGGCTCAGGATTTCGTCCTGTTCGTCAAGCTGAATAACTCCGTCCTGCAATGCGATTGTCACTTTGTCACTCAACTGTGCTGTGAGGTCGTCAATCTGCGTTTTCATGCCGGAATACATATTATCAAGCCCGGTAGTATCTGCACCGCTTCCGTTAATGAGCTTTAGTGCAACTGTGGCTTGATAGTGATTATCCTCTATGTACTGGCTCGCTGATTTTGCAAAGTTATCAATCGCCTTTTTGTAGTCGTCCTTTTCCGTTTCGTCAAGTTCCATACCGAGGCTTGCTTTCCAGTTCTGCTTCTTTAAGTCGCTTATCGTGGATTTTAGGCTTGCAAGGTCTGAACTGACTGTATCGGTTGCTTTTGAAAACTCTGTTACGCTTTCAATGGATTTTCCGAATGTGATTTCCTGTGCAAGGTCTTTAATCTCTGTGAGAGATAGCGTGATGTCGCCAAATGCTTCCTGTGCGACTTTCGCCATATCCTCATTGATATAATTTGCCAGTTCCTCTGCTGTCAGGTTCGTATCTTTCATAGCTTCGTTCAGGTCGTCGTTTGCAAAATGCACCTTATCAATGGATAAGCCTGTGACCTCATAGACACGCTTTGCACGCTCGGCTTGCTTTTCCATTTCCTCTACATTGTCCTGATATTCTTCCTTGACCTTGTTCCCTTTTATCCAGCCAGCAATACCGCCGACACCGGCACCTACCAAAGCACCTACCGCTGTACCAAGTCCCGGAATGATAGAACCGATTGCTGCTCCGGCTGCAACTCCTCCAGCTTTCCATGCGGCAGATTCGCCGTATGCAGACTTTTCAGCCTTGTTGTCGGATTTGATTGCCTTGTATGTGTCAATACCGGCGCTGATAAGGGTTGCTCCTCCGGCTATCGCACCGGCTCCAGCCGCCATACCTGTTGCCGCTAAAGCTCCGGCTCCCATTGAAGCACCGCCAGCAAGGTTTCCGGCTCCTAAGTCAATGGCAAGCATAGCCGACTTTCCAAGCAGTCCTGAACCTGTTGCTGCTGAACCCATGAGCGCACCGGCTAATGAAGTGCCGGCGGTTCCCTTTCCGAATATTGCCTTGCCAAGACTTGCGGCACCTTTACCCATGCCTACAAGCGGTGTAGCAATCTTCATCAGTAAAGCCGCTGACAGGATAGATGATAAATCAGCAGATTCTCCACCCGGAAGCAGCTTTGAGGCTTTGCTTATCACTGAACCTAAACCGTCCCAGAGCTTTTCTGATACTGCGTCAAAATCAAAGCCCTCCGAAAAGCCTTTTGCAAATGAGGCTCCCAGAGTGCTTCCCTCGTCTATTGTTTCCGAAACATCTATGCCAAGAATGGTTGCGATTCCGACGGTTAAGCCGGTACCGATTGCATTACCAATATCTCCGGCAATCACATTTATTTTTGCTTTCCCTTTGGAACTCCACCATTCGGAGAATGGCTCAACTATGTACTCGTCCCAGAGGATTTTGCCCTTGCCGAAGAAATTTGCGTTTTGCCATTCGTCAGTTGCAGATATTTCCTTGAATTTTCTCTTTATGCTGTCAAGTTTACGCTCCGCAGAATCCATAGCGTCACTGAATAACTGTTCTGCCTTTGGAACCTGTGCTGTGAGCCACTGTACTATATCTCGAAGCCAAGAGTTTGACATACGCTCTCCCAGTGAGATTTTCAGACCGTCAACCGCCGACTGGAACAATGTAATGTCTCCAGAAAGATTGTCCATCATGGTATCAGACATTCGCTTTGAAGCTCCGTCTGCGTTTGAGATAGCGTCTGCCAGTTTATTGTAATCTTCTTCTGAAGCATTCAGGATTGCCAGCAAGCCTTTCTGTGCCTCCATACCGGCTACAGTATTAGCAAGGTTTGATTTCTGCTCCTGATTCATTCCCTTTGTGGCTTCCCTTAATTCTTCCATGACAGTGCCAAGCGGTCTTGCGTTACCTGCACTGTCATAGAAATTAACTCCCAGAGCTGCTATTGCGTCTGCCGCTCCGCTAGAGTTTGTAGCAAGTCTTGTGAGAACTGAATTAAGCGATGTACCTGCCTGTGTGGACTTGATACCGCTGTTCGCCATTAAGCCGGTCATTAAAGCTACATCTTCGATTGAGTAACTAAGGGAACCAGCCATAGACGCTACATACTTAAATGTTTCTCCCATCATGCCTACATCAGTGTTCGCACTTGATGAAGCCTGTGCCAGTACATCTGAAAAATGCGTTGCGTCGCTGGCTTTCAAACCAAACGCCGTCAACGCATCCGTTACAATGTCAGAGGTTGTTCCTAAATCTTCCCCGGAGGCTGCCGCCAGATTCAAGATACCCTCTATGCCGCCCATCATCTGTTCAGCGTTCCAGCCTGCCATAGCCATGTAGTTAAACGCCTCTGCTGATTCTGCGGCTGTGAATTTGGTCGTTGCTCCCATTTCCTTTGCTTTCGCCGTAAGTCGTGTGAGGTCCGACTGTGTAGAACCACTTATAGCCTGCACCTGTGACATAGCAGCCTCAAAGTCCTTATAGGTGTTTATTGTATCGGCAAGCCCGACACTCACTCCGAGGACTGCTCCGGCTTGGAGGATAGGGTTCTTAAGTAGGTTTATAACGCCCCTTATCGGGGCTGTTGCATAATCAACAGCTTTCAGTGTGACATTCCACGCTCTGCTTCCAAAGTTCTTTAAGCCTGAACCAATAGTTTGTAGCACCGGAGTAATCTTGTCTTTGGCTTCCAGAAGCACTTCGTACTTCTCTTTCGCCCATGACGCAAGCGATTTCTGCGTTTTCTGTGCTGACTTGTCAAACTTTGATACCGTTTCTCCGGCTTTTTTTGTAGAACTGTTTGCCTTGTCCGCTGCGTCTTTCATTTTATTAAGATTCTGGGTAACTTTCGATAGTTCCGGGTCTGTGTTATCGACAGTTTCTATCGGAATCTCAATCCTAACTGTTTCAGCCACTTTCTTCTCCTCCTTTCGGTTGTGATGATTCTATATATATCCTTGTGGAAGCCAGCATAAATGCCTGTACTCCCTTTGGTTTCTGGTAGAACTCGTCCGGCGTTATGCCTGTCCTTTGGAATATGTGATGTAGCAGACAGGCTTTTCCACCGGCTTCTATCAGTTTTTTGCTACTTCCTCAAGATTGCTGTCATAGCCGCTTAAAGCGTCGATACATTCAAGCACCTTGTCCTTTTCTCCTGCCTTTAAGCAGTATTCAATAACATCAAGACCGTTCATAATCTGCAAGCCCTTTGCTCTAAGTGCTTCCCAGACTTTCTTGTTGTCCCAGAGCTTGTCCCTGTCTGCTTCTACCGTTGCTGTATGAATCAGGGAAGCTCTGTACTTCACATTGTTGGTTTCCTCCGGTAACTTCATGCCGAACTGCTTATTACGGACATATTTGGTCCATTTCTTCTTGCAGCGGTCGTATTCATCTTCCGCAAGTGGTCTGATGTCAAATGCAAAGTACAGCTTCTTATCTCTGATGATTTCGATATGCTGTGTTTCCTCGCTGGCATAACCGGCTGCGTCAATTAAGCCCTGAATAAAATCCTCCTCATGGATTCTGAACTGATTCTTTGTTTCCTCTGCGTCAAGCTCGATTTCCTCTACTGCCGGTGTGGCGTTCTCTGCCTGAACCTCGTCATTTACGATTCCTACTGTTGCTTTTGTCTTTGTATCTGCCATGATGTTTTCCTCCTAAATTTGAATTTTGATAATAAAAGAGAGGGTGCTACCTACACCCTCTCGAACTGTGAGACATTATGTGCCAGAGGCTTAGTCAATGCCAAGCAAGCTCTGTAAATCAGGCGGCTGGTTTACTGCAAAATTCCATGCACGCTTTACGACATCTCCTGTCGTGATGTTCTGTAAGTCAACCTGACCTGACGGAACGCATTCACTGTAAACCATACGCTGTTCAGAACCGTTTCTGCCTGTAAGAGTGCCCTGAAAAGTCCAATACGGCATTGTCTGATTCTTCATAGCTTCTACAAGCTCCTGAATGAAAGCGTCGTCCTCAACTACAATCTGGGACATTGTGAGCGCCACCTTAAAGGTGTTCGCTGTTTCAAGTTCCTGTGCGTTTCCTAAGACTGCGTATGAAGCGTTGTTGAAGTTTACATTTGATGTAAAGGATTCAACGCTTGCCAGCATTACGCCGTCTGCGTTGTAGAAAGCACCGTCTTTACCGGTTCTGGCGTGTCGTGCGTCCCCGGCTGCTCTTGTGTTAATCATGCTACGCTACCTCCTTATGCGTTAGTGCTGAACTGGAATTTGTATGTGAGATAGATATGCTCCATACTATCCTTGTCAATAACTGAAATCTCGAACCATGCACTATCTCCGTCTGCTGTGTAAACAGAGCTTTCGGCTACGGTGCATGATGTGAGCTTGCCCTCGGAAACCATAGAATTTCCGACAGCCTGTAACTGGCTGATAACGGTTGCTCTGCCGTTCTTGTCGTTGTCGACTTTTCCGACAAGGTTATCAGATGTCACATTCATTCTGCGGATAAGCTCGTATCTGGTCTTTGTTCTACGGATTTTTTTCCAGCCGTCGTCCTGATTATCAGCCGGAGTGATTAAGGTATTGATTGCATTGTCAATCCAAACCTGCTTCTGGCTGTTGTATGTGAGTACAAGACAGCCTTTCTTCTCTGCGTCGATAATCTGGGAATTTGTAAGTCTTTCCAGAATCTCCGTAAAGCCATTGATGACCGTATGTGTCAATGAGGAATTGGAAGCACAAGCTCCGATAAGACCGGCAAATCTTGCCGCTGTCTGGTAGCCGTCAATCTCCGTTCCCTGCTCGCTGATATGAGCGTTTAATACATAGTGCATATTGCAGTCGTTGAAAGCCGCTGCGTGTGCCTTTCTGGTGTCAAGCTCTACGGTGTACTTTTCAGCTACAACCGCCATAGCAAGAATACCGGCATTGAACACTCTGTTCATAAATGACTGCAAGAGGATATGCACCGCTGTTTCCTCTGTATCTACGCAAATGGTGTTGAAATCGAATGCCTCAACCTCTGCAAATGCGTTTGAGTAGTCTTCCGTTTTTACGGCTGGATCCGTACCGGCTGTGAAAAGGCTCTGTGACACATTGAGCATTTTTGCTGTGTCTTTTCCGACCTTAATCTCTGCCTTGAACTTCTTAGAAGCAGAAAGAGCAGCTACAAGTGCAGCCGCTTCTCCGTCGCCAGCGGCAAACTCGACTTTCTCAAACTCCGTTGTACCAGAGAAAATGATGCACTCTTTGAGGGTACTGTCTGATAACTTCTCTCTGATTGTGGCTGTGAATGCCTTTTTGCCCGGATAAAGAGCAGTGATTGTAACTGCCGCCTCTCCCTCGCTGTCGTTCAGTGTGATTGTGGCAGGTGTACCACCATTGCCTACTCTACAAGCAATGATTGTCTTTGCACCGCCGTTGATAGCTTCCTGCATAGCGTCTGTTGTGCCGCCAGTTCCGAAAGTATCTGCATATCCGTCCTCTGCGTTAAGTTCCACCGCCTGATTAAGCGGTCCGAAGTCAGACTTGAAGATTACCGCTGTTACGCCGCTGATAATACTTGCGGCTGCGTTGTTTCCGGTCTTCTGGATGTTGAAATATGCACCCGGTCTGACTTTTGTTTCTCCAACAATGTAAGTTTCAGCCATTGTTATTTGACCTCCTTTTTCATAAATGCTTCTACGATTTCCTTTGTCTTGGAAACCGTACACTCTTTGATACCGGCGACTTTAAGTGCAGCCGCCACGCACTCTGCTCTTACGCCGAAAAGATTCCCGGCGTTATCTGCAAGCTCCTCCGCTGTGTAAACGGATTCTGCCTGAACAGGTGCAGCCTTTGTTGTGACCTTTTCTGCCTCTGTTGCCTCGGCAGTGGTGGTCTTTTCCTTTGCTGTTGCCATGACCTGTACCTCCTAACTGTAATTGATAGATGTATTATTCAGGCTGTACGGCTTTGCTTTATATCGCAGTAGTCCGTATCTGCCTGTGATAAAAACCTGACCGTCTTTGAGATAGTCAGATTTGTTATCTATCTGTAACCGCCTGATGAACATAGGCGACTTGTCAAGCAGAATTACCTCTCCAGCAAGTGACAGCTTCTGTGCGATAGCCATAGCCATTTTCCGGCGGACTACTCCGTCAGGGCATAAAATATGGACGGCTAATCTACCGTCCATCCACGCTACCGTATTTGTCTGTTCTGCAAGGTCAGAAGTAAGTAACCTGCAATAAATAACCGGAACCTCTTTCGACGCTTCGGTAATGTCGTTCATCTTATCATATCCAACCACTATGCTGTCCGGGTACATCTCCTTGATGAATCGGTTTGTACCTATCACTGGGTCTGGGTCTGTCGTTTCCTGATTCGGGTATTCCAGAATGTCAAACCTGATGTCTACACCGACTATCAGGCTGTTTTTTGGCTCCTCAATGTCGAAAGCGTCTGTCCTCGCCCATGCAAACGCATATAGCGGTCCGTCTGTTGGTTGTAGCAGTACATCTTTCAGGCACTTTCTCACGAATGGTTCAATCATTTCCGGCATAATCTCGTCTATGTCTTGTGTGTTCTGACACAATAGCGTAACGGATAATGTACCGGCACTGCTTCTTTCTTCGTTTGCCTGTAAATCATAATTGTAAATCAGGCGTGGGTACTGCTTTTTGTTCTCCCACCCTGACATATTATCCTCTGGAGCTTCCGGGCTGAATACTGCCGGTCTGCCAGAGAATCTTGCAAGCAGCTTTATAAGCTCCTCTGATTCTGTGAACCGTTTATAGATTAGTTCCTCCAGTATCATTGTTACCTCCGTTTCCGGTATCTGTATCGCTTGCCGGTTCTGGATATACATGGACTTCTGACATATCGGCTGAATATCTGATTTCCCAGTCCCCAGCCTTTACTTCATTTGCCCTGATGAAAAAATGGTTTGTCACATTGCCGATTCCGGGGTGGTACTGAACCACAACCTCTTTATCCGTAACCGCTGTGACAAATCCTCCGATTCCCTCATTCCATGACCTGTTTTTTGCAAATACAAGATAGCCTGCTTTGATTTCAGAGGTATCGAATACCGTTTCCGGCTTTTCTGTAATCAGCATATCCTACCTCCTGTTATGAGTAGTCCTCATTCAAAATCTTATCAATCTCCGGCTGTGCTTTTTCCTTAATGTGGTCTACATAAGGTCTTGCCGCCATTTTGCCGGTTCCGTTCTCCAGATAACCTGCATACGGCGTATTGCTCTCAATGTAGGAAGTAACCACAACTCCCTTACCGGAGCCAGCCTGTGTTTCCACTCCTCCAGTCCAATTAAGCCTTAAAGCACCGGTTCGCCTTGCTGGTGGCTCTCCCGGTGCTGACGCTGTATATCTTCTCTTGGAGTTTGGCTTGCGGTACTTCCTGCCGCTTCGTTTTCCTTTCAGGACTTCAAGCTCTGCATTTCTAAGAGCATTTTTAACCCTCGTGCCTCTTGCCTTTACCTGCTGATTGATTTTCGTTACGGTCTTGTTTACCGCCTCTTTTACCGCCTCCGGTGCTGCTGTTGGTGTCATTGTAAATCACGCCTTTCCTCTGCGTAATACAGTGTTGAGAACCCAAGCCCTCCAACTTCGTCCACATCACAGATGTAAAAGCTCCGCTCCCCTAATATCAGGCGGTCAGTCCGCTTCGCTTTGGGTGGTCCGCTCTGTACGATTGTGTGCGTCACAATATGGTCTTGTATGCTGTGATTCTCAATATCCTTGTCTGTGGCATTTGCAAGACACCCTTTCAGGGTCTTTGTTCCATTGCCAGAGTGTTTATTTACCACTCTTCCGGTGCTGCTTACCTGCTGGCTGTTATCCTCAATGATAAACTCCTTGAACAGGTTGCCCGGTCTTGCATACATGAATCTTGCGTTAATCATCAGCCTTTCGTCCTCTCATTCTGTTGCATACCAGTATAGAAATAAGGCGGTTTATTTGTGGCTCCTCCGGCAAATGGAGGAACCGAGCAGCTTTCCTGCTGGATTTCCTTTTTCAAAGCCAGATAATCTTCTTTCCACATAACCGCTCTGTCGTGCAGGTTAAGCGTCAATGGACCTGTCTTTGTGTCAACCTCATAAGAGAATCTACGGTACAGACTTTCCAGCAACATGAGTTTTGCTTTCTTCCATGATTTCGGGTAACTGTCAATGGCAACCTGAATTTCTTCATCAGTGAGTGCCGCTGTATCAGAATTACCCTCTACCATAGTATCTCCAAGCTCAAACCTCATGCGGCTTACGGTCTTGTCCTTGATTTCTGCCGGATTGTAAGTGTAATTTCCATTTGCCATGTTACGCACCGCCTTTACTCTGTCTTGGTGTCGTTCTCACTACCATTTGTGGCTTCGCAATTGGCGTTTGGAGCGTTTTTACCGTCGTCTGCGGAACTTAATATGTCTGCACGCTCTTTAGCCGCATTTTGGATAGTTTTTCTGGTATCTACCGCATGAACCAGAATAAGAACATTGTCGCTCTCGACTTTTCCGATTGCTGTGATACCCTCGTTGGCTGTCATCTGGAGCAGTGAGAATACCGTCTGAACTTCCTCCGGTGTTACCTCCAGAGTAATATCCCCATTTTCCCCCTTGACAGGAATTGAAATTGTGGATAATTCAGAACCGGAAACAACCGGCTGTGAATTAACAACCGGTGTTCCGTCATTCTCTGCTACTTCGCTAATCATGCCAACCGCTTTAAGTGTTCTTACCCTGTTTGGAAGAATCGCTCCGTCTGGAATAACATCTCCCGGCTTATATGCCGTACCGGAGATATTTAATCCTTTTCTGCATAAATAGCTCATAGTTTACCTCCTTACACGCACTTAGACATATAGCAAGCAAGGTCATCAGAGGTTTTCTTCATGTCTGTTGACATCAAGCCCTCGATAAACTCCGAATGAGTGCCGCTCTCGCCCTCGAACTGGTCTGTTGCCATCCAGTTACCGTTGCCAAGCATATCCCATGTGAAGATATAACCTGCGGACGGCTCGTCGATTGCAGGGGTGTTTGTGGTATATGTCATCAAAGCTCCGTCAGATTCACATACGAACTGCATATCGTCAGGCTGTCCCTCCTCGGCAGCATTGTATGTAGCCTCCAGCACCTTGACCTCTGCGAATCCAAGAATCTGCGCAAGCACATTCTCATTTACAACAGCTGGATTTGCAGAACTTCCAGTGTACTTCACACGCTCTAAGATGTCCGGGTGGTTCTTTAAGGCTGTGAATGAATCATAGCCAAGGCTTAACTTGTTCGGCATACGGCGACCAGCTAACTTGATTTCACGCTTTCTTGCGTCAAAGAAGTTTACAGGGTCAAAGTTTGCGTCACTGAACTTCAGGAACTTCTTTCCGCTCGGAGTACCCTGTGAGATACCTGTAAACTCGTTATCCCATACGCCAGTTCTGAAAAAGCTCTGTGCGAACAGAATATCAAGGTGTAAAAGCTGCTGCTCTGATACAAAGCGAACCTTGTTTCTTCGAGGGTCGATAGAAGCAGGAACTCCGGCTCTCTGGTAGTTCACAGCTCCAATCTGGTCTACGCCTACGATAATCTGGTCTACATTGCACTTATATGTGTTATCAGTGTGACCCATTTTCGCAGGTGCAACCTTTCCAAACTCCGGCTTTCTGCCTACATTGTCCCTCGCAAGGTCGCCTTTCAGAAACTCATAATAAAAGCCGGTGGAAAAATCTACCGGGCAAATAGGAAAAATGCTTGTTGCCACATGATCTGCTGGATTAGCAAAATACGCCATGCTCATGTTGGTTAAGTAGCGGTTAGGCTTCCAGCCTTTCGCAATTCTAGCCGCAATCTGTGCGGCACTATTTACATCTCTTACGCTCATTCTTTCTTACCTCCTGATTATTTAGCCGCTGGCTTATATCCAGCTTTGACAATCTGAATCTTGATAACATCTCCGGCGGCTGTTGCTTTTGAAAGTGCAACCGCTGTTATGAAATTACCCTCTGCTGCTTTGACGGCTTTTCCGTCTGCATTTGCGGTAAGTTCATCTCCAACTGCGATTTCTTCTCCGGCAACCCACTTTCCAATGTCCTTTACCTGTACGGTAATATCGTCGCCAGCCTCTACGGTTTCATCATTCGTAAAGAGTGACAGTCCGATAACATTTGCACCGGCGGTAGGCTTTGTGAGCTGTCCGTCGGAGATTGCAAGGGCGATACCCTGTGCACCCTCAATTTTCTCCTTTGCAGGAAGCACGATTGTAGGGCTTTCATTGATACTTGTACCAAAATATGTTGCCATGTCTTAGTCCTCCTTTTCACATTCTGCGGCAAGTGTCGGGTCGTTCTGGAATACCTCGTCAAGTGCCTGTGCCTTAGTCACATTCTTAGACTTCATAATCTCGGCAGCCTGTGTTTCTGCTTTCGCCCATGCTGCACCCTCTGTTGTAGCACCATGAGAGCCAGACTTGCCGATTTCCGTAAATGCAGCGGACTTTTCGATTGTGTCTACTGCCTTGTCAAGCATTGCGATTGTGTCAGCGTAAGCAGTGCCTCCGGCTTCTTTCATGCTCTTTAATACAGGAAAGAGTTCCTCCTCTGTCTTGCCGATAACAGCATATCTCTTTGCAACCTCTCTGATTGCGTTATCCTCTGCGTCGCTCCTGAACTTTCTCAACGCTTCAAGCTCTGCCTTTACAGCCGGGCTAAGACCTTTGTAAATGTCGTCTGCCTCCGGTGCTGCTGGAGCCGTTTCAGGCTGTGTGGTAGATTTTGCTACCGGTGCCTCTGGAGTAGGTGTCACTCCTGCCTCCGGTGCTGCGGCTGGTGTCTGTACCTGTGCCGGAGCCTCTGGTGTGCCGTAACGCTTCTCGATAGATTCAAGGAACGCTCTCTCGGCTTCTGTGAGTTTGCTCTTGTCAATGTTACTCATTTCTGTTTCTCCTTTCGGTTCTGTGATAGTTGTTTGTTCTGGTCCTTTATCCGTAACAACGGTAGCTTTTGCAATGATGTCCTCCAGTCTGTCCCTGTTGGACTTCATGAGCTCCAGCTCCGACGCTGTAACTTCTGTTTCTTTCTTCGCAATGCTTGCCGCCTTGCCGCCGGACCACTGACCGATAGCAGCACTTACTACCTCGGTAAATTCGTTAAGGCTTTCTCTCATTGCGTCCCCTGCCTGTGTACTATCCAATTCTTCATCATTGAGGATTGAACAGATTGAGGATTGCAGGGCATAGCAAATATCCCAGACTTCGTCGCATATCTTACGATTCTTGACTTCGCTGAATTTGTCTCCAAAACTTTCAGCTCCGCCTTTGGCGACATCTTCTGTTTCCGGTCCGTCCTCTGCCTGTCCGTCCTCCAGCTTAAAAGCCTTTGCTACGGCAGCCATGAAGCGGTTCCAGAACTTAGGATTTTCCACTATGTTTTCCTCTGGTGTTGGTGCGGCTCCGTCTTTGCTCTTATACAGGCGTATAAAAGCCTCCGGGTTCGCTCCGTCGTCCACAAAATCTACTTTTTTGATTTTGAGGTGTTTTAGCTTTGTTGCCATGTGCTTTGCTCCTTTCGTAAGATTTATAATGCAAGAAAAGCAACCTTGCGGCTGCTCTCCTGAATTATCATTCATCAAATTTATCTCTGCTGGCTGATAACAACGCCGCAAATATGAATCCGACGATTGTACCAGCTATAAAAGCTCCAATGTTAATTGCTATCGCCATTGTCAACCTCTACCCTTTCTGCTTCTCCCTCGATTGAGAACATAGGATATTCGCCGTTTTTGACTTTCTCCCATACATCTT